TAAGGGGGCATTGTTGAATGTTTTAAGGGGGCAGAATCGCTTGGTTTTAGGGGGCAGCTTACACTGGATTTTCCACTTGTCGTATGAGGTATCAATGAAGTATTTTACGCCCAGCTTGCGAAGAAGCGAAGTATAACCTTCCTTAGTGGGGTACATCCTTTCGGCTATTATATTGAACTGGTTTCCGGTCGGAAGCAAGCCGATAGTAACCGCGTCTATGATGCAATCGCGCACTATGTCACGGGTGTAAAGAGGAAGCGGGGCGCGCCCGCCGCTTCTTGCACGCCCGTTTCGGTCTGTAAGAAATCCTATTTTCGTGTTCATCAAAGGCATGAAAACCTTATCCATTACTTCATCGGTCATGGCTTCGCGAAGAAGTGCTATTACGTTTACGGCTGTAAATGCCGCACCGAAGTTGCTTACTATCTGCAAAGCCGAAGCGTCTTTGCATGCTAATTCAAACTTTTCTTTTGCTGCCAATACGGTAGCGGGTAAAGTGTTGGTATTCATACTATCGTTAGTTAATTATTGTTCATTATGTCCTTTAAAAAGTCGTCTATTCCGCCACCTTTAATCATCTTTTCAAAAGCTATTTCGCGGGTTGCTCGTTCTACTATCGGCGCGGACTGCTTTCCGGTAAGAAGTTCTTTCAATCCCTTTATTATGGCTCCATAATTTCCGCAAAAACCTACCATTACTCCGGTACTTCCTTCGCCATTTTTATCCTTCGTATCAGTGTCGCAACCTACTACGATAAGACCGCGTGAACTGCTTCCGTTACAGAATGGTACTAAATGCTTTTGCATTACTTCTGTGGTGGTCTTCAAAAAGTCGCTTTGGGGTTCTTCTTGGCTGCTTTCCGCTTGTTGCGTTTCTCCGTTTTCCGAAGCAAAGCAATAATAGTCACGGTACAAGTCCGCAAAGTGTTCGGCTGCGTATTTCGCGAGCGCGGACGTGGGAAAGCAAAGCCGAGAGCCGATATGCGCAGTCGTAGACGTAGCCGTGTAAGACGTATTCGCGCACGAAAGCCCGGCATTTACATAGCGGAATAGCGGGTAATACTTCCATTCGTTTTGGTCGTCCCAATTCGGTTTCCAGCCGTTATTAAGCGCGCGGGTTATTACAGTCAGCTTGTGGTAGGCTAACATACTTCTTTGGTCTTCCTTCGGGAAAGCGTTAAACACTTCTTCGTTAATCGGTTGAATGTTCAAAACTTTACAAGCGTCTTCGTAGGACGTGATTTTCTTTGATGTATCCATAAATTTGTTTATTAAAATGGTTAATAATGTTCTGTTATTCTACTTTGAAGTCTTCGGTAGTTACTACCAACTTTATAAGCTGGCTAACAACCGGGATAAACTCGTTAATACTTTCTGCGTTATCCACGAAAATAGGCGCGCTAACGTTGTGGAATGTGCAAAGGGTGTTTATTATGTCAAGCCCGGCATTAACTTTCCCGGCTTGGTTCTTATCCGCGTATTTTACCCCGTCAATAAGGCAAATGCAATCCGGTTCTTTTTCGCCGTTTACGAGCGTTTTGTACATCTTGAACTGAACCCGGCTAAACAATCCGTTTACGCGGCGTTCCACTTCCGTCATACGGGCTTTTATCAAATCGGCTATTACTATTTCGCATCCTTGTATTTCGGCGCGTTCCTGCGCCAATTTTGCGGCTTCCCCGTTTAGTTCGGCTATGCGCTTTTCGTTGGCTTCTATAATGGTGCGAAGGTTTAGCTTACGCTTTACTTCATCAAGCCGGGCGGTAAGGTTGGCTTTCCGTTGGCGTATCTCTGTTCTGCTTGCCGCGTCTTCTGCGTTGAAGGCTGGAAGCTGTTCGGAAAGTTCCTTTATTTCTTTTTCAAGTGCAACCCATTCCGGGAGGTCTTCTCCGTTAATATCCGGTTCGGTATTTACGCGTGGATTATCATTCAAAACCTTTTGCAACGCTTCGCGGTCTTCTTTCGCCTTTGTTACGGCGGTAGTGTGGCTGGCTTCCAATTCAGCTAACGCTTTGTCTATCCGGTTGGCTTCTTCTTCCTGCGATGTTATCATTTCGTTTAATCGCTGACCGTCCGTATTAATCTTGTTAAGGCGTTCTTCCCGGTCTGCATAGAATTTTTCGCGAGCGGCTTCCCGGTCGGTATTATATTTTGCTAATGCTACCGGGTCGGCACAAGCGTGCTTGAACAACGGGCAAACAAGGCTTTCCGTAGCGGTAAATTCTTCGGCGTTTACTTTGTACCATCTTTTGCGTAGTTCGTTCTGCATTTGCTTGTAGCCTTCTATCGTGCTTTGCGTCCGTTTCTTCTCGTTCGTCAAACGGTCGTATTCGCTACGGTAACGGCTGGCTTCGCTGCGTTCGTCGTTTATAACCTGCTGTAACTTGCGGTCGGCATTATTGTAGGTTTCGTTCTTTTTGAACGCTTCGTTCCTTGCCGTTTCCTTTGCATTAAATACTAAAGCGTGCTGGCTGCTACGTTTGTCATTTATGGCGGTTTGTACCTTAGCGGCAGCTTCATAGGCGATACGGTTGGCTTCCGCTGCTGATGCGGCGGCTTCGTCTATGTCGTTCAATTCTTTTGTAAGCTGTTCCTTCTCGGTATTAAGGGCGGCATAATCCGGTGTCAGCGGGGTAGCGCGCGTTATTTCGTCAATACGTGTAGGTATCTTTTCCAGTTCCTTCGTTATCTTCTCCTTTTGCGCTGAAATCTCGCGTTTATAGTCTTCTACGGTTTTCCCGCTAAGCTGTTCTATCAAAGTGGCAAAGGCTGTATTGCCCTTTGCTATGTCTTCGTAGCTTACTCCCCCGGCAATCTGCAAAAGCATTTCACGTTGTGCCGTCCAATGAAGGGAAAGAAAATAGTAGGGGTTGGTAATCATCTTGAAAACGGCTTCGGGTATAATCGCGTTTATACGTTCGTCGTATTCGCCTTTTGTTTTTAATGGGACTCCGTTATAGAAGTAGTCGGTATGGTGTCCCTTTAACTTCCTTTCCGTCTTTCCCTTCTCTGTTTTCCATTCTTCAACCAATACGCGGCGAAGTTCTACGGTTTCAACGCTTCCCGTTTCGGTATCTATTATTTCTAACGTTCCGGCTACTTCGTGTTCAAGGTCGGGAATAAAATTGCCTTCCGCGTCGTTGGTCTTAATTCCGAATTTGCTATCTACATTCCCTTCGCTGTCTTTGCCCCAAAGAAGCCATGTAAAAGCATCCATTACGGTAGTTTTTCCCGTACCGTTCCGTCCGCTGATGGTTGTAACTGTGTCGTTAAAGTCTATAACGACGTTACGCAAGCCTTTGAAATTAGCAAGGCTTAAACGTTTGATGATTGCTTTTTTGCTCATATTACTGATATTTTTGAAGTGAATAAAATCCCGCGTCAAGACTTACGGTTATTTTCTCTAATTTTTTCTTTTGGGCTGCATAGGAGCGCGCTATGCTGTTCAAGTAGCCCGTAAGATTTACTATGTAGGTGCGCTTCTCTATGATGCAGTTTAGAGCTACGTCTAAGACGGTTTCCCAAACTTCCCGTACGCGTTCCGGCTGTACTGCTATTCTGTGCCGGATGATGTATTCCGTAACTTTTGCTTTACGGCTTTCAATCTCGGTTATTACCATTGAAAAATCACCCGTTCGGTATGCCTGCAACACAATCGCGCAAAATTGGATGGCATTCAAATATTCTTCTTGTATGTTGGAAACGCTTGTTTTCTTTCTCAAACGTTCCCTAATCCGTTCTTGGAATGTATTACGGTCTATTAGTTCCACCTGCCCGCTGGTTGTTTCAACTATACAGTATTTTCGGCTAATCTCGCGCGGGTCTATGTTCTTTTCCGCCGAATAGAGGAAACGTTTAAGGCTTCCGGTGTATTTTTCCCCGTTATCCGCCTTTAATATCAATGCGTTATTGCATGGTTTCAATATACGCGGTTCTACTCCCCGGCAGTAGCTTCGTATCTGCCTGCTTTCCCTATTTATTTCGTATTTAGAAAAGCCGGGAATGTTAATCCAAATATTATTAATCATATAGCTGTGTTTTAAAAAGTTATTTCTTTTTGTTGTCCGCTGCCAGCTTTAACGCTAAATCAGCGTCAATAATCAGTAGCGCGCCTACTTGCGTTATCGCTTCATCAATCCGTCCGGAAGCCTTCAACCGCGCTGCGGTTGTCTTGGAACAACCCAACAGCATTGCAAGCCCTTTCAAGCCGTACACGTAACGCTTTGCCGATTTGGGCTTTTCCGGTTTCTGTGCTGAAACTTCCATACGTTCGCCTATCGCGTCCAGAAATTCGCCGAGCGTAAGGTCTATAATTCTTTTCTTAGCATCCATAGTCTAACTGTTTTCGTCGTCTTTAATGTCCGGCACTGTCTTTGCCGCTACCTTTATCGAAAGGGCGAAATTCGCGACTACAAGGAATACCGCCCATATAGGCGCGGTTTCGGTGTCAATGCTTAGAAGAATAAAGGAAACGGCGACCCAAGCAAGGGTAAGCCAGTTATACCACTTTAGCGGCTTCGTAAATTCAATGCCGAGGGCTTTAAAAATCTTAGTCATAACTGCAAACTTCAAAAGGGTTATAATCGTTTTCGCCTTTGCGTCTTCCCGTCGTTTTGGCAATCCGTGTTATCTGCGCGCGTCTTCCTACTCTGAAAAAATCGCCGTTTCCGGTAAGTTCCTTCGGGAGTATAATTAGAAGAAGGGCTACCGCTACGAATGTACGTTTCAACGGGTCAAGGCTTACCGGAACATTATGTTTTGTGCAGAACCACCAAACGCAAAGTTCCGTAGCCTTCTGTATACCTACTTTCGCGTAGATGTTCCGGGCTGTATTCTCTACTGTGCGGGTCGAAATAAACAGCATGTCCGCTACTTCTTTCTTGGAAGCTCCCCACGCCAGCAAGTGCGCTACCTCGGTTTCCCGTCTACTTAGTTCTACCTTTAACCTCATACGTCCCAAATATTGGCTGTTATACCGTATTTGTTGAATACGCCTTCTACGGCTTTAGCCTGCGTTACTTTAGGCTCTATCTTTCCGTCCCGGTATGCGTAGAAGCTATTCCGGTTATTTATGCCCAAAGCAGCTTTTATTTCCGTTACCGCTATTTTGTAATCGCCTACTCGTAATTGGTTCAACCCGCTAAGGAAGCCCCTGCTTTTTTTCTTATTTTCTGTTGTTACTACCATAATTGTAAAATTTAAAATTCATAGTGCGCGGGGGAAGGTTCGCCCTTCGTACGCCCGTAGCGTCCCGCGCGCGGTCTGTTTCCGCAGTCATCGGTTTATAGCCTTTACAAAGGGGATTCCTTTTCCGCTGGCTTATATATAGTTCCTCTGATTTGTATTAAGGTAATACGTTAATCGGAAGAAGAAGCGTTACCTATCTGCTTGTAATAGCTGGTATCTTCCATGCTATCCATGTAGTTAAGCATACGCAAAAGTCTTTGCAGGTCTTCCGGGCTTAATTCCCGTTCTTCTTCGTTGTTGTCGTCACTATGCTTGCCAAATAGCCTATGCTTTTGTATGTACGCTTCCGTAAACTCCTTTTGCATCCGCTTCATGTCCTTTGTAAGCTGTTTGTAGTGCCAATCGTACAAAGCCTGCAATTCTACGTACTGCATTTTGGTTAATTCAACGGTAACGTATCTTCTGCGCTGGCGGTAGCTCATCCGTATTTCGTTTGTAACGTTGAAATAGCACTGGGTAAACAAAGTAAATCCGTACCCGTTTTCCTTTACGTTGAAGGTGTACTGCTGTTTTTCTTCCTGTGCTTCTACTATTTCTTCCAACGAAACTCCGTATTTAGCTAATAGTTGGTCTAACAAACGCTTTGCGTTCAGGGCTTCGCCTTTCTCACCGCGTTCCGCAAGGGCTTGTAGTTTCTGAACCTTGCTTCTAATGCTTTCAAAATCTTTCTCCATATAGCTGAATGTTATGTTATTTTACATAGAAAGTAATGCGAAGCCCTCTACGCAGGCAGCACTTAACTTTGTCTAATCCGGCTTTCAAAGCACGTGTTACAAACTTATCGGCTAAAGTTTCGCCAATCAATTTCAGAAGTCCGCTTACGCCTACCAGCTTGTTAATACGGTTGCCTTCGTTGTCTATTCCGCTTACTTTAATGCGGAAGTTCCTGTTAATGAATTTACTTGTATGTATCATATAGCTTTTATAAATTTCTGTAAATTAGCGTGTTTTTGTCATTGCTAAGTGTTCGCTTTTTGCTTACCTTTGCAACTGAACAACTAACACAATGCAAATGTATAGTAAAAGCATACAATATGCAAACTAAAAGTGTTCATATTTTTAGCTGAAAGCTGATTTTTAACTTTTAGAAACAGTTACGTTTATGGAAACAAGTGTAAAAGAGCGACTTAAACAATTTATAGATACGCTGAATATTAGCGAAAGGGAATTTTGCAGGCGCATTGGCGTGTCTTCCTCTTATGTTATGTCTATAAAAAAGTCTATTCAACCGGATAAAATGCAAGCTATTAGCATACACTTCCCGGAACTTAATCCGCTTTGGCTTTTGTTGGGTCAGGGGGAAATGTTGTTGTCTGACGGAAAGAAGGAAGGCGAACAACGGCAAAATACGGGCGGGTTGCCTTCTTCCGAACTGTTGGCTAAGTTGCTGGAAGAAGCTAATAACGAAAAGGCGCGTTTGCTTTCAATTATAGAAAGCCAGCAGCGTACAATAGAAAGCCTTACAGAATTAAACAAAAAAGCCAATGCCCAAACGGTAGAACGTGCTGGATGTGCAAATGCCGTTTAGTATTCGGTCGTAAAGTTCCGAAATTCTAAAAAGGCTTCCATAACATAGTATCACACGCACGTACTTATATGATAATAATATCATACAATCGCCGTATTAAAGTGATACGAAAACAAGGCTATTTTAAGCCCATTTTCGCGTTATTTTATTTTCGCCTTACAACTATACCATTTTGGAACGAAATGCGCTTAAATTGAAAAATCAACAAAAATAACTATTAGCTATATGGTAGAAGTAAATGTAGATAAGTTTTATAGTAATCGGGCTTTGTACCCGTTTATTCCAGCGGTTGTGTTTGACGCGTTGGAAGCTGCCTATTTGTCCGGGAATGAATGTGCCCGAATACCGGAAGGGGAATATAATAAAATGATGTCTGACCTTAAACGTGCGAATTTATGCCCCGTACAATAGCTAAACCTTCGCCTATAAGCGATGGGATAAACCGTCGTTTCTTTGAAGCTATTGAAGCGATTGTTAGTTTGGGTAAGGTTAGCGCGTTGGAGGCGTTTTGTACGCTTTACGATTTGAGTGCGCCACGTTATAGGGAAATGCGGCTTACTTATGGCGTTTCTCCGAAGCCCGGCTACCAATCACGCTACAAGAATATAGAAGTAGAAGCGATTTATTCGCTGGTCGTTAATTATCCTATTTCCTCACGCTGGCTTATAACCGGGCGCGGTAAAATGCTTATCGAATAATGAAGTTTTCTATTAAGTACCAATTATCGCCGCGAACGGAAGGGGATAGGCTAACGGAAAACGTGCCTATACGCTTACGGGTGTCTTTTGCTGGTATTCGTGTAGATTTACGTTCCGGCTATGTAATAGACGCGGAAAAGTGGGATAATAATAACGCCTGCGTGAAAGTCGGCGCAAAGAATAGTTTCAACCAAACGGCAGGCGAAATAAATCGCGCTCTAACAAACCTTTCTTCTATTGTTGAAGAAGTCCTAACCCGGTTTGAACTTGACAACCGCAGAACGCCAACTGCGAAAGAATTTAAGGCAGCTTTTGATGAAGCAACCGGAAGGAAGAAGAAGGACGTTACGCCGGACTTCTTCACGGTCTTCGACAAATTTGTAGTAGAAGCTGGTACGGCTAATAACTGGGTTCCGGCTACTTATACGAAGTTTAGCAGTTTGCGTAAGCATCTATACGCATATATGCCACAGCAAATACTAAATCTACTAACGAAGGAAAACTTACAAGGCTTTGTTAAATACCTGCAAGATGCGGGGCAAATGAATACGACCGTAAGCAAGTATATGAGTTATGTACGTTGGTTTCTCCGTTGGGCTTGTAATAACGGCTACTATAATGGGCTTTTGCATGAACAATATAAACCGCGTTTCAAGGGGATAGACTGCAAAGAAGTTATCTTCCTTTCATGGGAAGAACTGCAACACTTTCTAAAATATCAATTCCCGGAAAACCGCAGTTCTTTGTCGTGCGTACGTGATGTGTTTTGCTTCTGCTGCTTTACTGGGTTGCGCTATTCCGATGTAGCCCGGCTACGTCCCTGCGATGTCAAACGGACAACAAACAAACCTTTTATATCCATCGTTACTCTGAAAACCGAAGACCGTTTGCATATAGAACTGAACAAATACGCGCTTCAAATACTTGACAAATACAAAAACATCAAATTCCCCAAAGGGTTAGCCCTTCCGGTTATCAGCAATGCGAAAATGAACGAATACCTTAAAGAAGCTGCCGAAATGGCTGGAATAAAAGAACCCGTTAGAATAGTGTTTTTCAAGGGGAACAAACGTTATGAAAATGTTTTGCCGAAGTGCGAACTTCTTACTACGCATAGCGGAAGAAAGACGTTTATCTGCAATGCTATAAGGTTGGGTATTCCAACTAATGTTATTATGGAATGGACGGGGCATAGTGATTACAAGGCAATGAAGCCGTATATAAAAATAGTGGATGCGGTTAAAGAGGAAAACATGTCTAAATTTGATACCTTTTCCGAAGAAGAAAAGGGCAATAGCAAAAAATAG